AACAAAAACAATTCGAATCAAAAAGTCTAAACCTTTAGGTGTCACAGGTTGGATTGTTTTAGGAATTATAATTATACTATTATTAGCAAGCAATTGAAGTAAAAACGAGAAGTGAGGATTAAATAATGGGTAAGAAGAGAACGCGTAAGACAGTCGTATCGAAGGGCCAACGTCGTTCGATCGTGGCTGGCGTGAAAGAAGTTCGTCAAGATCGTAGCGAAGGCGAAAAGGCCTACAATAAGCTGAAAGCTTGGCGCAAAGGCCAGAATCCATGGATTACTGTTCCTGGTCCGCAGTCTAACATGCGCTTTATTAAAGTGCGTGCGAACGGTGTTTGGGGTAATCCAAAAAATCGATCAACAGGTATTTACAGCAAGGCGACGAGCGATGAATAAGAATATTCTAATCTATACGAAAGACAACTGCCCTTTTTGTGTACAAGCGAAAAACTTGTTTACAAATAAAGGAGAACAGTATATAGAGAAGAAGATAGGAAAAGATATTACGCGCGAAGAGTTTATGGAAAACTTTCCAGACGTAAGAACAGTTCCTTTCATTATAATTGACACAGAAAAGGTAGGTGGTTATGACAAACTCGTTGAATGGTACGACAGACCAGAACGAAGCTTCTTGGCAGAATGAATATCTCAAGAAAACATTATTTGAAAATGTAGTTAATGTTTTGTTTGTAAAGAAAGATGGAACAGAACGCAAGTTAATTTGCACTCTGAAACCAGATCTTCTTCCAGTACAAACTGATCTTGAAGAAGCCGTGCAAAAGAAAACTCCAAATCCAGATGTACTCGCCGTATGGGATATTGAAAACAAAGGCTGGAGATCGTTTCGCTATGATTCGATCCTTGGATACATGGTCCACGAATGATCTACATGGTAGATATTGATCAGACCATCTGTGTAACTCCATGCACAGATGGTCGACATCGTTATGAGCTTGCGTGCCCATATCAGTACCGTATTGATCGTATAAATAGTTTGTACGACGAAGGGCATACCATCATTTATTGGACAGCCCGAGGTTCAGGATCAGGAATCGATTGGACCGAACTTACCAATAAACAACTCAATGATTGGGGCTGCAAGTTCCATGAAGTTCGTCTTGGAAAACCGTCATACGACGTATGGATTGATGACAAGGCAATGAGTGATGTTGAGTTTTTTAAAAGTGTTGACATCGAGGCGAAGTACGATGACTTTTTAGTAAATGGATACAAAAATAATGAATAATCAAGATAAGATTGAACTGAACGAACTGAATAAGGACTCGAATGGTGGAACAGAACTTACCACTCGAAATCTTTTCCACCGACTTTCAAGTGATGAACTCGATGGTGTCCAAATTATCACTGCTCGCGTCCGCGACCTCGATCCTGACCGAATTAAGATCTATCATTTACATGATCTCGCCGGTGATCCGGAAGCTTCACACCTTCAAGATCCAGCTTCTCGAGCTCGCTTTCAAAAGTTGGTCTTCAGTTCTAACTGGCAGTATCAACAGTATCGTGATTATCTTGGAGTTCCATATAGCAATCATTCAACAGTTATCGAAACAGGCATCGAGCCTATTCCACTCGTTGACAAACCAAAGGACAAGATTCGTCTCATTTATACGTCCACGCCTCATCGTGGATTGGAGATTCTGGTTCCTGTCTTTTGCGCTCTCGCCGAGAAATATCCTAACATCGAGCTAGACGTATACTCTTCGTTCGGCATTTATGGTCCAGGTTGGGAGAGTCGCGACGAAGCGTACAAACCTATCTTCGATCGGATGAAAGAGCACCCACAAATCAACTATCATGGTTGGGCAGATCAGGAGACAGTCCGTGCCGCATATCAAAAAGCCCACATCTTTGCGTATCCTTGTATCTGGCCGGAAACTTCGTGCAGGTCTCTTATTGAAGCTATGTCAGCTGGTTGTTTGGCGGTTCATCCTAACTTCTCTGCTTTGGCTGACACGTCGGGTGGGTTGACCGTACAGTATGACGGTGATCATGAGAATCCAAATCTGCATGCTAACATCTTTGCACACACTCTGATGTATGCTATTGAGAACGTACAGAATAATGACATTACTAACATGATGTCATTCGTCAAAGCCTACGCAGACACTCGCTTCGGTTGGGATTCTGTAATTCCCAAGTGGAAGGGACTCATCGCTTCGTTAAAGGAACAACACCGTGATATTGGCCAAAGCACCACTCAGAGTTAGTTTTTTCGGCGGGGGTAGTGATATCCCCGCCCACTTTGCACAATGGGGTGGAGCAACCATCTCAACTGCAATCGACAAGTATGTTTATGTAGCAGTCATGCATACTCCTCACGACCACATCAAAGTATCTTACTCGAAACAAGAGTGTGTAGAGAACGTTGAGGATCTTCAGAACGATATTGTCAAGAACGCTTTGAAATTCTTCGGTATCAAATCCAACATCGAGATCACATCATTCGCAGACATCCCTACGATCGGCAACGGTCTCGGTGGATCGTCTGCTTTTACTTGTGCCTTGATTAAAGCGCTATCAGCATATCTTGGTTACGAATACGTAAACCCTTATCTCATCGCAAAGACTGCTTGCCACATCGAGATCGATCTATGCGGTTGGAAGATTGGCATGCAAGATCAGTTTGCATCTGCCTTCGGCGGTATGAACTATATTCAATATTCGAACAGCGGTAATATCACTGTAAAGCGTTTAGATACAATGGGAATCGAGAATTACATAATCTTGATTCCTACAAACGTAGAGCATCATGCAGCAAAGATTCTTGATAAGATTAACTTCGAAGCCAAGACATTTGTAATTCGTGAGCTTGCTCATATGGCAGATATGCAAAGCACTCAAGCGGTAAATCCATTTGACTATGGTGGATTGTTGAACGCTGCATGGATATTAAAGAAACAGATGACTGAAGGCATCTCTTCAGAAGAGATAGATAGTATGTACGATCGATGCCAATCAGCAGAAGCATTCGGATCTAAACTGCTCGGAGCAGGAGGCGGCGGATACATGCTAGCAATCACAGATCAGAAAAACTTGATCCGCCAAGAATTTTCAGACAGAACGTGCCTCGATGTAGGCATCTCACATGAAGGAGCAAGAGTTGTCTATCGAGACTGACATTATATTCGATCATATGGGCTTGATTAATATCGGCTTTGCAAGTATCGATCATGAAGAATTTAAAAAAGCGGCCGAACTGATTTGGCTGACAAGCATTTCAAATCATCGTAACAACATCTATACGATTGGTAACGGTGCATCTGCTTCCATCGCTCAGCATTGGGCATGCGACTATACCAAAGGTTGTAAGAAAGGTGGACTGCGTCCAAGAGTTATTTCTTTGGCAGCAAATATTCCACTGATGACAGCCGTGGCGAATGACATCTCTTACGATGATGTTTACTCGTTCCAGCTCGATGCGCTCGGGCAAGAAGGCGATGTACTCGTAGCCATTTCTTCAAGCGGCAATTCTCCAAACATTGTGAAGGCAATTGAGACTGCTAAGTCATTGAAAGTAAAGACTATTGCTCTGACAGGTTTTTCTCGAGATAATAAGTGCGCTCAACTTGCAGATATCTCTCTACATGTAGATATCCAAGAGTATGAGGCAGCAGAAGACGTTCATCAGGCCATCATGCATATGATTGCTAAATATATCAGAAACAGAAATAAGGTAACTATATAATGTCACAGCCAGTAACAATTAATCAAATCGCTACACAATTCGGCACAGATAGTGCTAACTATGAAGTACTCACCGATGCTGCAAAGAGAGCAAAGGGAGTTGAAGGCGCCGCTGTTGAAGTTGGTGTTCGTCTTGGCGGTGGTCTTAAGTATATTATCGATGGTCTACTCGAGACCAATCAACATACAGAAAAGCCAGTCTTTGGTATCGATCCATATGGCAACATTGAATATTATCGCGACGAAATCTTTAAAGCAGGCCGTTGCGATTATACCAATGAGATGCGCGACATCTGCATGATTAACATGTATCTCTATTGCCGACAGAACAACGTTAACTTCTACTTCTTCAATCTCGAAGATACAGAATTCTTTAATCGCTATGGCGATGGTGTTCCTGTCTATGCCGAGCATAAGTCGATTGTTAATAAGTATAGTATAGTGCACTTCGATGGACCGCACACACTCGAAGCACTCGACATTGAGATTGCATTCTTTAAAGATCGATCAGATGTTGGAGCAGTCTTTGTCTTTGATGATGTTGAGATGTATGAGCATGATGCAATTCACGAGCAACTCTTAAATCATGGATTTGAGATTGCAATGGAAACACCTCGCAAGTGGTCATATACCAAGAAGGAGCATATCGATAAGGTATGGGAACCAACCGTTGGCACACCTGATTGGCAGCCAAATGCTGAACAATACACACCGATAGCTGGTCCAAATTTTAATTATAAAATTAACTTGTGAAATTAAACATGTACATTTTATCGAAACTGTTGTAGATTGATAATATCAACACTGCAATAAGAGGTACTCATGGCAATTAAGGTAAAACCAAAGCCCAAACAAATCACACGCTCGGCTATCAAGTCGATCGATGACAAAGCTTATGGTTCAGAACCAGTGGTAATTTCTGGTTTTAGTAACGCCCTCAATTGGTATAACTATATGTCATCTGACGACCAGTCACGCGACTGGTTCTTTCAGTACATCAAGAAGAATTACACAAAGAGCGACATTGCCTTGATTCGTAAGCTTCCAAAGTGGAGGATATCGAAGACACTTGGCAATGTCGCTCGTATTCTTTTGAATGGTAATGAATTGCCGCAGAACAATATGGATTATTTCAATAACAGCGTTAAAGATCTCATTAAGCTTGGATCAGAGTTGATCGAAGAAAATGCAGATGATGCTCCAAAGCCTGTCATCGATATTCAAGCTCGCGTTCGTGATAAGGCTCGAATGATTATCACAAATCTCGAAGAAGAGATTGACTTGGTCATGGACGGCAAAGAATTCTCAATGTATTCTTACTGTCAAGCTAATGAGCTGAATGCACAGATCTTGCACATCGTATCAGAATATTATCGACCACAGCTCGAAGAAATTCTATCGAACGACGATCAAGTTCAAGAAGCATATGGTAAGCGTCTGAAATTCTGGATTAATTTTTGGAACAACTTCTTTGCAGACATCGATCGGTATGTCAACAATAAGAAGGCAGTAAAGGTTCGTAAACCACGTGAGAAGAAAGCGAAGTCTGCAATCGATCTGGTGAAGAACCTTAAATACCAGAAGGAAGAGCCTTCACTCAAGATTGTCTCTGTCCATCCATCAGAAATTGTAGGTTGTAATCAATTGTGGGTTTACAATACCAAATACAAGAAGTTGGCGAGGTACGACTCTGTCGGTCCAACTGGCATTCAAGTCAAAGGTACTACATTGATTGGTTATGATACAGAAACATCCATTAGCAAAGGCTTACGTAAGCCTGACGCCAGCATCAAAGCATTGTTAAGTGCTGGTAAAGTATCACTGCGTAAGTTTATGGATGATCTGACCACAACAAAGGCTATTCCAAACGGTCGAATCAATACAGATACAATTCTACTAAGGGTAATTAAATGACAGACAATGTAGTCATGTTTCCAGGATTTAAGAGAGATGACGTTCCTCCGCAAAATGTTGAGGAAATCATAGATAAGGTCACGCAGACTCGCAAAGAGCATGTGGCTGGTGTTATGAATGATATGATTCCAGAAATGATTAATATGTTTGGCGCATATGGCATCGACATCAACGATGATAAATATGTTAAAGATGTAGCAATGATTATGGAATCAATCAAAGCTTTACTCCATCGGCAGTATAGTCTTGAACATGCATTCCATCGAATAGCCGATAATATGTTTGAGTTTAGTTACAATGAAGATAGTACAATCGCGTACACATACACCTTACCAGATGAAGAGTGAGAAATTGAAATGATTATTATGGACCTTTCGCAGGTCATGATCTCCAACCTGATGGTTCAGCTTGGAAACCACACCAACGCAGAGATTGAAGAAGATCTGCTTCGCCATATGATACTGAATTCCATTCGGTCATATAATGTCAAGTTCAAGAACGAGTTCGGCGAAATGATTATTGCGTGCGATGCTGGTAATAACTGGCGTCGTCAAATCTTTCCTTACTACAAAGCCAATCGTCGTAAGTCTCGTGAGAAGTCTGAAATCAATTGGACTGCAGTGTTCGAGACTATGAACAAGGTTCGCGATGAACTTAAAGAGTTTTTCCCTTATCGTGTGATTCGTGTTGACGGCGCTGAAGCTGATGACGTCATCGGCACTCTCGCACAGACATACGGCAATACCAACGAGAAAATTCTCATTCTTTCTGGTGACAAAGACTTCGTTCAATTACAGTCATACATGAATGTACAGCAGTTCGATCCTGTACAGAAGAAATGGCGTAAGACAAACGATGTCGATAAGTTCATCAAAGAACACATCATTCGCGGTGATATCGGCGATGGTGTACCTAACTTCTTGTCTGCTGATGACACGTTCGTTGTCGGTGCTAGACAGAAGCCTATCAGTCAGAAGAAACTGGATAGCTGGTTGACCATGGATCCAAAAGACTTCTGCGACGAGAAGATGCTGCGTGGCTATCTTCGCAATCAACAGTTGGT